TTCAAGCAGCTAAAAAATGATGCAAGAAAAGCCGCTGATGCACTAGGCATTTCTTATTCAGAAGCGCTGAAGCGGCGTTTAACTGCAGCGTTGAAGGTTATTGATGCAACGCCTGAGATACGAAAGCGAATTGAGAAAAGGATTCAAGACGAGGCCAATGCAGCAAGCACAGGTGGCGGTGGCACTGGCGGTGGCACTGGCGGTGGCACTGGCGGCGGTCGCGGCAGCGCGTTGCAGGAGCTGTTGCGTCGTATCCGTAGTGGTGAAGGTGATTACACCAGCATTAACCGTGGTCGTGCTGGTGATACACCAGGTGGCTTGCCTGGTCTGACCAGCATGAGCATTGCGGAGGTGATGCGCCGTCAGTCACAAGGCAACATCTTTGCGGCAGGTGCTTATCAGTTCATCCCAGAAACGCTGAGGGGTGCTGTTCAGCGCAGTGGTATTGATCCAAACTCAAGGTTCAGCCCTGCCAACCAAGACAAGCTGGCAATCGAGCTGATCTTGGGTGGATCCAAGCGCCCGATGCTGACTGCCTATCTGAAGGGTCAAGGCGGCACGTTAGATCAAGCGCAAGCAGCTGCTAGCAACGAATGGGCAGCCTTGCTTGGTCCTAACGGTCGTGGTGCTTATGACGGCGATTCAGCGGGCAATAAAGGAAGCATTTCAGTTCGTGATCTGCTGCCACTGGTCAGAAAGGAGGTTATGGGCGGCGGTGGCGTTGCCGATCAGCTCGCTGAAGATCAATTCAGCGCACAGCAGCGACTGACTGCAGAAACACAGCGACAAGAGGAAGCTCAGAGGGCACTGAATGAACGGAAGCTTGAAGGGTTGCGGTCATCAGAAGCAGCGCTGGCATTGTCTGAGGATCAACTATTTATCTCAGAATCCAAGAGTCGGCTTGATCGTCTCAACAGACAGCTTGCAGGGGAGGAATTACAGCTGGCGCTTGATGTTCAAGAGCAGATGAAGGCTGCATTGTCTGACAAGGAGAAAGAGAACATTGCGCAGACGGAGCAGAATAGGTTGCTTGAACTTCGCAACCAATACGAGAAGGACCGTCAGGCAATTATTGCTGAGACTGTCAAAGGTGGTTTTGACCTTGGCGCCAAAATCGACGGGCAACTAAATGAAGGGCTGAGTAGAACGCAGGAGCTAGCAGGCAGCATTTCTCAAACGCTAGAAGGTGGAATTGTTGGCGGTTTGAATGCTGCCATTCAGGCGCTGGCCTCTGGCGCTGATGACCTTGATGAGAAGTTGAAGCAGATTGCTCAAGGCGTTCTTGCAGATATTGCCAGCCAGCTAATCAAGGCAGGCATTTCAAGCCTGTTTAAGTCCATTGGTGGTGGTGCGCCAGGTGGTCTGTTTGCTGGGTTCTTTGCTGATGGTGGAACGATCCCGTCGGGCCAATTCGGCATCGTGGGTGAACAGGGTCCCGAACTTGCCGTTAGCAACGGCAGTGGCACTGACATCATCCCGATGAAGCAAGCAATGGCGCGTTACTCGCCAACCAATAATGGCGGTCGTTCTGGCGGTGCTGACGGGTCTGATGATGGTTCCAGTGCTGGTGGTGGCAGCACTGTTGTTAATTACAGCGGACCAATCTTGAACTTCAATGAGCAAGATTATGTCCCTGCCTCTGCTGTGCCTGGGATTATTGATGCTGCCGCAAAACGTGGTGCAGTCGCTGGTAACGCCAGGACTATGCGTACGCTGCAAAACAGCAGGTCACAACGAGCAAAGCTAGGGATGCGCTAAATGACGATTACAGCTCTCACCACGTTTATTGAAGTGACCGACGCGCGTGGGCACGTTCAGCACAGATTCCAGAACAGCAAGCCTGGTGAGGTGATCAGCTATCGAGGCGTCAACTACCCTTTCCTGTCGTTCATCTATCAAGGCGCTGCTAAGAACAGAACGGGTGACAACATGGAATCAGCGCTGGCGTTGTCAGCTAACGCAATCTCGATGGGCTATGCAGCGCAGGCCGTTCAATCTCGGTGGAACGTCCGCGTTGATAGCTGCTCAATGCACCCCGTCAACTTCACCGTTGGCAAGACGTTAACGACTGAGTTCTGGCTGGCTGCCAGTATGTCCTATGACATAGAGACTGTTGAAGTCTTGCTGTCGAGCAGCATTGATGCGGTAGGTGCTCAAGCCCCGACACGGGTGCTGACGCGAGAAATGGTTGGGGCATTGCCGACAACTGGCAGTCTGCAGAACAGGTGAACCCCTATGAACTGGTCGGGCGCCGTTACCGCTTGGGCGCTGATTTCAGCCGTCATGGGGTTGGCGACTGCCTTTCTCTTGCACGTACTGTTTTAAGTGTCTATGGCATTGCAACGCCAGAACCTAAGCGTGAATGGTATCGGCGGCTAAGGAAAGGCGACACAACCGTCTTTCGTGATGAATTAAAACGCTGGGGGCAGCTAACAACAAAGCCTAGACTGGGCACAGTTGCGTTATGCCAAGCGGAGAATGGGTATGGCTTGGCAGTATGGTTTGAACAAGGATGGCTGAGCTTCGTAGGGTCGGCGGTGCAATGGAGCCCATGCGGCGTCCTGCCGGTCGTCGAACTTTATTGCCCATCGAAGCGGATCTGTGCAATACCGTTGGACTGACTGAAGATGAGTATTGGGAATTTGTAGAAAAGGCTGAGGCGTATAACGGGCAACGACCTGAAGGGTATGAACTGATCCCTGATGTTCGGAATGATCCCGTCAGCCTAATTGTCAATTTGGTGATCGGCATTGCGCTGTCAGCAGCAGCAGCACTGTTAGCACCAAAGCCAAAATCACCGCAGAAACAGGAAGGACCGCAAAGCATCCGTACGGAGGACATTCAGGGTCGCAGCCGCTTTGCACCGCAGACGCAGTTTGACAGCTTGCAAGAACTAGCAGCGTTAGGCGCTGTTGTGCCGTTGGTGTTTACCCGTAAGGGCGTAAGGGTTAGTGCATCGCTTGTCTGGTCTCAAATGCTGAGCCTTGGCACTGCGCAGCAATTACGAGCAATCATGCTGTTTAGTAGCGGTGATATTGAAAGTCGCCCGGACTTTGCTGGTTATGCAATCGGCAGTCAACTGCTTGAGAACTATACGAATGCAAAGATCGCGCTTTATTTTCGCAACAATGGCGGGCGAATTACTGAGGGCGGCAGCAACCGTTACGGCGAAGGCACTGCAGCAAGCGTTGGTCATAGTGATGCATTTTCTATTTACTGGAACCCAACAGGTAATTACAGACCGTTTTTTAGCGGTGCGCGTACACCGTCTAGCCAGACGCAATTTGGAGCGTATGCGCCAATGCCAAACGGTATGCAGTACAAGGTGCCATATGAAGCTGTACTGATCTATAACAACGGCAAGGAGTCTAAGGATGCATCACGCAAGAAGCGCAGCAAGATTAACAGTAGCTATCCGTACCGCGCTGCTTTAATTGGCAATAGCGGCGGATACGTCACTTATCGCCTGGATGGCAGCACGGATAACGGCAAGGGTTGGGAGCCTTGGGGAACCGAAGATGTTAAGTCTGCTGTTGAGTCAGCGCGTATTACCGCTGATGAGAGCATTGGTATCGGCAATCAATACCTAGCAGGCACGGCGCTGGTCATTGCGCATAGTGTGCCCAATGCCCCATGGGAGATTGGTTATACCAAAGACTCATCGTTTCGCATCTTAGAAAACGGCGCTATTGATACTGCAGGCGTTCTGGACAAGAATGATCCTTATCAGCGTTTAACTATTCAGCGTGTCGCTATTGGCACGGTTAGCAATAACCGCAGCTGCCACGCTACAGAAATTGGAATTAAGTCCACAGTATTCAAACAGATTCAAGGCTTTGCCAATGTCAACAGTCATCCCGGGCAAAGCACGCTAGAGGACTTTGAGGAGGATAACGTCTCATTCTCGTTAGGCAGTCTGACTAAGTACGTCAAGCGAATGAGCTTTTTCCAGTTGCAAGTGCGCCCACTTGGCAGCAATGCAAGCTGGACAGACATTAGCGGCGGTAAGCTATTTTGCGTGCGAGGTCAAACGCCACAGCCGCATTACAACTATATCCGCGTTCATCATTCATTTGGGCAGTTTGAGTTTAGGTTGCGCCCTTACCCTGGCAATGCCGTCGTTCGGTATTTTGACAACCGCGAAGTCTGGCTACTGAGAACAGGCAGCCGCATTTCGTATAGCGAGCATGGATATAACGTCGTCTTTGATGGGGAGAGGCTGTTCCTAAATCGCGGCAACATGACTAACACGGAGTGGACGTTAGGCACTCCCCCTACCACGACTGGCGCGGTGGTAGGGGCAACACCTGGCAGTGCTGGCGCAATCCCGCAACGTGACGAATGGGGTTTAGTTCAGACTAGGTTTAATGTAGATCCTGACCCAGAAAAGGGCGGTTACGATGGAGAGTATTTTGCGGCTTATTCCAGGAGAGAGGACGACGACTACAAGACCTATTTGTTTGTTTGGGATGAATGGCTGGGCAGGACTAGAAACAATGCCTATACCGATGGTGACATCCAGTACAGGGCAAAGGATCCAAACGCATATCGCGGACCGATTGAAAAGTACGTGCGCCGGACTGGTGACTTGCCAGCGCAAACAACGCAAACAGTTAGCGCTTCAGGTGGTTCGGGTTCTGGCGCACAATTTAGGGTTGAGCGTTGGAGCAATGGCGCATCACGTTGGACGCTTGTTAGTGGCGGCTCTGGGTACAGAGCAGGTGAAACACTTTATATTCCAGGCGCTAATCAGTCAGTGCGGATCACTGTTGACTATGAAAAGTTGCAATCACTGAATTTCTATGATGTAGTTTCTGATTATGTGAAGTATGACGCGGAACGTCCAAGTCATATGGATGCGCCAGAACATGAGATCGTTTATGTCAATGAACAGATTGAGCAGGGCACGCCAAGTTATAGCAGCCTTGCCATTGCTGGACTACGGCTAGACAGCAGCACTGAATGGTCAAGTTTTAGCAGTTTGTCGGCATACTTCACCCGTGGCGTCAGGGTTGAGCGTTTAGTAACTAGCGGCTCTAGCGCAACTAACCTGATGCCTGAAATCGCTTATGCGTTGCTGACTAATGCCACGCTGGGTGCTGGCAGCTTGATCGGCAAGGATCAAGTGAATCGCGGGCGAATGGAACTAGCAGCGCGGTTCTGTGCTGCGAATGGTTTTACCTGGGATGGCGTTATCAGCGAACGGCAGAACTTACGTGAATGGATCTTTGAGCAAGCTGGCTACTGCCTGTTGGACTTCACGATCCTTGGCGGGCAATTCAGCCTTGTGCCTTCTGTTCCGTATAACTCCAACTACACCATCAACCACAACGCTAAGCCTGCGATCAAAGCGTTGTTTACTGACGGGAACATCCGCAACATGAAGGTGACGTTTCTTGCGCCTGAGGAACGACAGCTGTTCCGTGCTGTGTGCCTATGGCGTCAAGATAAGCACAATGGTTTTCCTGAGACGCGGACGCTAACGGTAAGGCTGTCCAATAGCCAAGGCGGCAGCGCTGCTGACCCTGAGGAAACTTTTGATATGAGCGGGTTCTGCACGACCGAAGCCCATGCGCTTACCTTCGCCAAGTACGCATTGAAACTGCGGAAAGAGATCGATCATGCGGTGACATTTGAGACGACGCCGCAAGCCGCCATGAACCTTTCGCCTGGTGATTACTTCAGGCTTGCTAGCGAGGTGACGCATACAAGCCGGTTCAACAATGGCAGCATCGGACCTGACGGCAGCATCACCAGCGCGGACCAGCTAAACGGCAATTACTCGATCTTGTACTGGGAGCCGGGCACAACAGGGGTCAAGTCTGGAACGCTGCAAGCTAGCGGTAACAAAACAACTCAGGCGGCATTGTTTGGCACGGTCTTCACGCTGCAGAACAGCACCACCGTTAACCGTGTCTACAAGGTGGAATCACTGAGCTACGTGGATGATGGCTTGGTTGAGGTGGCAGCCAGTTACACACCGTTGACCAGTAGCGGCAGCTTGGCGGTTTTACAATGGAGCAACAGCCATTTTGTAATCGAGACAGGTTGATGGCAGTTGCATTTCCCAATATCAAACCCTCGTCTAGAAGCTATAGCGCTGGGGCATATCCGCAGACAGAATTTCAAGCGCAGAACGGCGCAATGTCTGTTGTGCGGTTTGGTAGCCGCCGTGTTGACTCTGAGCTGACGCTGGGCTTTCAGAACATCACAGACGATCAAGCCGTGCTAATTCTGCAAAATTATGAGCGTGTGAATAGCGTTTGGGACAACGTGACCTTTACGGGTAACGACGCAGCCGCAGGTGCTAGCAGTGGCCTGCAGAGCTATTTGAGAGAAGTAGGCGGGTCTGGTTTGCGCTGGCGCTATGCAGAGGCACCGAACGTAACGAGCATTCAGCCGGGCATTAGTACGGTGCGCTGCAAATTTATTGGCGTATTGGATGGTGCCTAAACTGAGGGTATGGCATACACCAGCGGACGCGACGGCAGCCTTTACGTTGACAACGTGCGTTTAGCGCGTGTTGCGAACTGGTCATTGTCAGGCACTGTCGAATCGTTAGAGGTAACCAACCTTGGCGATAACGAGCGGAATTTCACGCCTGGACTGAAAAGCGCACAGGGTAATGCCTCAATTTTTTATTACGATGATGCGCCAAAGCCTTTGATTTCAAAGGTGTTCAAAACTGATGCAGCTACAGAGGCGGATCGGGTGCTGCTTAGCTTGCGGTTTGGCACTAAGAAAATTGACGTGAATGCATATGTGACCAGCGCTGAGGTGTCCTGTCAGGTCGGCGCTGTAATGCAAGCGAACATTAGCTTTCAGGTGACTGGCGATTATGTAAGCCTGGAGCTGTAGAGATGAGCGTTTATCTAGGCAGCGCTGGGTGCATTGAGCTGCGGCGTAGCAGTTTAGAAGAGCCGTTTGTCAGTGAGATCCGCCCATCGGACGTTAACGAGAAGACCAATCGGTTTAGCTTTGATTTCCCAGTCGGGCAGTTCCTGACTGGCGACATGATCGAGATCAAGGCGCTTGACGGGCAGCCTATTGATTTCATCAGCTCTTCAGGTTGGGATCATACAGGCGTTACGCCTGGCGGCACACCAACGGGTTATCACGACGGCAAGTTTTATATCCACGTCGATCAGGTTGGTGGCATCAAGCTTTATACCGACTTTGACAAGGCATTATCTGGTGAGGTGTTGGGTCGTGTTGACCTATTGCGTCCATCGCGTGTCATCCCGATCAGCGTTGCTGTAAGCAATAACTTTGATCGGATCATTGCTCAGGTCACAGACTTTGAGGTTAATACCGAGCGCGAAGCAGTTGATGTTACAGAGCTAGGCGATAGCTTCCGTCAGCAGTACAGCGGTTTGATTAGCGGTTCAGGGCAGCTGACTTGCTTCTTTGAATATGAGCGGCGGATGTGCGACAACTTGAGTGGTGCATCGTCTGGATCGCTTGAGATGCCGATTTATATGAACCAGTTGATTTTGCGTAGCAAGATCGGTAGCGAGTTCTTTGCCCGCTTGACGCTTGTTGGTCGTGGCGAGAAACCCGGCGGATACCGCACAGACTTTGACGATGAAGTCTGGTACGAGCTGGAAGGCGTGATCACAAATGTGGCAATGGCGTTCGAGCCGACGCAGCCAATCCGTTGCACGATCAATTACATCACAACAGGCGAGATCCACCTGAAGACTCGCGCCGTCACAAATTACATCTTGCAAGAGCAGAGCCTTACCGACCGCATCCGCCTTGAGGCGTACCAGTCTGGATTCCTTGAGCAAGAACAGGAAGAATAGAATTGGTGTAGCAGTGCTCTCCCTGTAAGACGTGGCAGACCTAAAGATTTCAGAGCTGCCGGTTTTAGACGGTACCGACCTAGACGCTGTAGATGAGATGGCGTTGGCGGACCTGTCCGCTAGCGAAACGCGCAAGATCAATACAAAGGAGTTTTTAGAAGATGGGATCAGCCGTGTCATTGCTGATGGCACAATCCCTGGCGCCAAGTTGGTGCCCGATAGCGTCACGGCAAAAGAGATCGGTCCTGATGCTGTAACCGATTCTGAGTTAGCTGATAATGCTGTCGATACTGCTGCGATTCAAGATGGCGCTGTTACTGATCCAAAGGTTGCTTATGGGATCAATGGCGCAAAGCTAACGAACGACACGGTTACAGCATCCAAGATTCCAGCTAGCAGCCTGGATCGTGGGCTAGATAAAACCAGTGGCGCGATAGGGCATACCAACGTCGTTGCTGCAGCAACGATGAGCGGCATTACCTTTGATGGGCAAGGCCATATCAGTAATGCTGTGCGGCTGGTGGGTACTGACCTGCCGCCTGCAACTGATGTTGATCTTGGTGGCGTCAGTGTTCCTGCTGATTCAGGGCTGACGGTCTCTGGCGTTGGTGCGCTTGATCATGCCAACAACATTACCGCTGGCTCAATGTCCGGCGTTACCTATGACGAGCACGGGCATATCGTCACGGCTGTGCCACTGGTAGGTAGCGACCTGCCCGTTGCTACTGAGATTTCATTGGGTGCGGTCATGGTGCCGCAGGGTGATGCGTTAACCGTTGACGGTAACGGTGTTCTTAGCCATGACGATTCAGGGGTAGCGCCAGGCGTTTATCCCAAGGTCACCGTTGACGTAAACGGTCATGTGACCTTTGGCGCTGGCTTGGATGCAGGTGACATTCCAGGGCTAGATGCAAGCAAGATCACAACGGGTACGTTCAACCCTGCACGAATTGCTGATGGCAGCATTGAGAAAGAGAAGTTTGCCAACTACTCAACGGTCATTATTCAAGAAGCTGACCCCGGAAACGGTAATTACACCGGGCAGTTTTGGTACAAAGAGTCTGACGCGCAGTTGCGTACATGGTCAGGCAATAGCTGGATTCCTGTTGGCTTTGGGCGTCTTAGCGAGGAGAACCTAAGGTTCTGCGGCACGTTTGATGCTGCTACGGGCAATGTCCTGCAGATCACGCCATTTGGCGCAACAGCTGGTCTGACGCCTAGTTCTGCCATCCCTACTGCTACTGATCCGCTGACGGGCGTTTATCTGGTTTGCGATAACCCTGGCACGTATGGCGGTGATACTTATGACGAGGGCGATTGGGTGTTGTGCCTTGGGCAGGCGCAAGGCTGGGTCAGGATCGACACGTTAAGCGGCGGTGGTTCAACCGTTAGCTTGGTTGACCTGCTGGACACAACGATCACAACGCCTGCGGCAGGCGATACGTTGATCTTTGATAGCGGTACAAATAAGTGGATTAATAAGCCAACCGCAGCAACAAAGGCGACGTTTGTTGAGGCTATGGATGGCACGCGGACTAACTTCACGCTTAGCGCTGATGCCAATAGCGTTAATAACCTATTGATCAGCCTTGGCGGGATCATCCAAGAGCAAGGCGTTGATTTTACGTTTACTGCACCGCGCACCGTTAATTTTGCTGGAGCACCACCTACGGGGATTGATTATTGGGTGCTGATTGAAGGTGTCGCGTCTACTGGTGGTGGTGGCGGCACGACGCTACCGCCTGGCACAGCTGCACAAGAGTACCTGCAGTGGGATGCCACGCTTAGCTCGTGGCAACCGTCAACCACACTCTCAGGGGGATCGTATTAATGGCACTCACTAAAGGCTCATTCCTGCAGCCGCAAAGCTTGACCACTGTTGAACGTGATCTGTTGAGCTTGGCTGGTGCTGATGTCGGGCGGCTGATCTATAACGAGACTTTGAGCGTGATGCAGCAATGGTCAGGCAGCGCCTGGGAGAATTATCACGCGGGGTACATTGACGGATCTTGGCTTATCAATGAGTTACAAGGAGGTACGTACTAGTCCTCAACCCAGCCCCAGTTTTTGCGCTTATAGACAGCGGAAATAACGAACTCGCTGACACCGTACTCTTTAGCCAAGCTTCTGCCACTCTCGCCATCCTTCCTGCGGCGACGAATCTCCCGCACTTTGTCTTCGTCCAGTTTGCTATAGCCAAACTGGTTGTGAACTTCTTTCCCGTAGAAATTGGGTGGCGCGCTGGCTGTTGCGTGAGTAACGGAGTCTTCCCAGTTCTGCCTTGGCGTCCCGGCGTATAGGTGGTCCGGGTTACAGCAGCGCCGATTGCCGCAGCGGTGATTGACTTGCAGATTGCCAGGGTGCCCAAAGAACAGCGCGTAGGTTCGCCTGTGAGCAGTGCCTATCTTGGAGAAACCAGGCACATCGCAACACCAGTTGCCGTAACCAGGTCCGCCAACGCTGCCCATCCATTCCCAGCAGTCCTGCGGCAACCCGACGTGGACTTTGCGCAGGTAGTACTCCCAGGGCCCTGCTGCCCGTACGATGTGTTGCATCAGCTCATCTCTAGTGAGTTGGTCACGGGGCAGGGTCTGATCACCGCTGTCCCACTCCAATGCTAAGCCATACCCCTGCCTAGGCTTAGAGCAGCCCGGTATGGGCCTGTTCTACAGCCCGGGAGGGTTATCTAAATGTCAATTTCGATCAGGCTGAAGCATTCAGCTACAGCAAACAAAGCGCCGCAACCAGCTGATCTTAAAGATGGTGAATTAGCGCTAAACACTAACGCTGCTAGCCCTGCAGCGTATATCAAGGATTCAGCGGGTAACATTGTCAAGCTGGCAGGTGCTGGCGCAATCGGTGGCACGCCTGCGAGTGAGACCGCTGCTGGTATCGCTGAGCTTGCTACTCAGGCAGAGGTTACCGCTGGCACTGATGACCAGCGTATTGTCACGCCATTGAAGCTGGCGACAGCTGTACCTGCTGCTAGCGAGACTGATGCGGGCAAGGTTGAACTTGCTACTGCTGCTGAGACGACAACAGGCACAGATGATACCCGTGCGGTGCATCCTGCTGGGCTGAAGGTTGAGCTGGATAAGAAGGTTGATCTAGCTGGCGACACAATGACGGGAGACCTAAACCTCCCGAACCTTGTTGCTACTGGTGACGTACAAAGCGTTAGCCAGAACGGATCCCAGATAGCAGGATTTAGAAACGCGCTTGTCAACGGTGACTTCCGTGTCGCTCAGCGTGGCATTGCTGCTACAGAGACGACTAGCGGCTACCGAACTTGTGACCGATGGTATGTTAACCGAAGTGCTAGTTGTGAAGAGGAGCAAGTACATGATGTGGCTTTAGAAGCTGAAGCTGGGACAACGAAAAGCATGAGGCTTAATCCAGGAAACGCGTGCGACATTCGACAGATGGTTGAAATAGAACAAGGGCGCCCAAGTCAATTTCAAGCAGGCACGACTTGGACACTCAGTTTCTATTGCAACAGAGACAACACGACTGTTAGCTTAGGGTTTGCAGATGGCGTAAGTGGTTCCGCTAATTACGTCGTAATTGAAGCAGGTGCAATTGCACAACGTGTAGGTACAACGAACAGATACACGCATACATTTACTATTAGTTCTAGTCCTAATGGAAGCAACTCAGGTGTTCGATTAGGTCTCTCACCTTCTTCATCTCAATATACTGACTTCACAGGCATCCAACTAGAACCTGGCCCAGTCGCCACACCATTCGAGCATCGTCCATACGGTACGGAGCTTGCGTTGTGTCAGAGGTATTTCTACACCCCTGATTCTGCTCGCCTCATGAGCATGGTCTTTTATTTGTCCAACACAGCGTATGGCCACCTCTGGTTTCCAACACAGATGAGAGTCAGTCCCACGCTTACACAAAATGGTGGTTGGGTATTTTATCACAGTAACAATCCAGATGCTTTTACCAGTTTTGCTACTACAAACGCAACGAGGCAAGTGGCTGAGTTAGTCGTAAGTAGTGAAATATCCGGCAGTCCTGGCGAAGGTGGTTTTGTCAGGGGTGCTAGCGGCTCCAGTTATCTCTTTTTTGATTCTGAACTTTGATCTGGAGGTAACTCCAATGTCCTTTCATTCCTAATCCCAATGACTTACACCTACACCTGGACCAACGCCGAGCAAACCTCCCTCAAGCGTGAGGATGGAGAAGGTGGTGTCGCCTTTGTCCCTACTGATCCAGGTAACCGTGACTATGCAGAGTTTCTCGCCTCTGGCGCTGCTGCTGATTACGTTGCACCACCTGCCCCACCTGAACCAACACTGCAAGAAAAGCTTGCAGCTGCTGGTCTTAGTGCCGCAGACCTTGTTGCACTCCTGGAGCAGGAATCAGGCGTTAGCGTTGATGACTTAAAAGCAGCAGCAAGGCGCTAAACGCCTAAGACATCCATTGCTCTTTTGGTGTATGCCCGCCGCTCGCTAGCACCGCGCGGTGGGTAGACACCATTAACACGTTGTCCAACACGGTCTACATCAGGGCGCTGGTCACAGTATTCATTCATTGAATTGACGTGCCACCAGAAACCAGCGCACAGCCACGGGTAGCGGTTGCCTGTGTACTTGCTGCCTTCTTCCAGGATGCGCGGGTCATGGCGTCCCTGCCTGTCTAGATACTGGCTGAACTTTGTTGCCCAACCACGCCCGGTCATCTGGATAAATCCGGCGCCCTTAAATTTCCTGCCGTCTCCTAAGTGGTTGTTACCAAGGTCGCTGCGCCATTCATAGGCTTCACCTGAGGCAATCTCCAACGGGTAGCGCAGACCTGCTGATTCTTCCCCAACCTGCCCTAGGAAATATGCGAGACGGATTGGTGTATTGATCGCAAAGGTCTCGCAGCAGTCCGCCAGATCGTCCATCAATTCATCAGGCAGGTACTTCGGGGAACATTGCATGATGTTGCCCAGCTGATCCTTAGTGAGAGGCCATTGGGGCTTGGGTTCAGGCTTGCGCCACTGGTTCAGGAAGACGTGCCAGACGCCTTGAGGTAACTCGTCCTGCAGGTACAGCAGCGCTTGGTCCTGATGGGGCAGACCTTTGTAGCTGCGGCATACGTCGCGTAGATCGCTCATGGCTTGGTAACGACTGAGAGTTCAGCAATCTGTAGTTTATAGATTACCCTGGGTCTACCCTGATCAGCACTGTGATCTTAGGTTACGCGAGGGTTTCGACAACTAAAGGCGAGCAGAAGACCAGCCTTGCTGCCCAGAAGGAGCAGCTACGCGCTGCTGGCTGCTTTCGCGTCATCACCGAGCAGCGTTCAGCCTTTAAGTCAAGCCGTCGCCCAGGCTGGGAATCCTGCAAGGAACTGATCAGTGCAGGGCTGGTC